AGGAATTCTCACCCGGATGCAACTGGGTACATTTTGGCCCACAGAGATATTAAATCAGGGGAAAGATTAGAGCTTGGAGCGTGGACGAAAAACGGCACCAAGGGCAGATTTCAAAGCCTGAAAATGTCCGACCCTTACGAAGGTAGCCAACCCGTGCAGCCAGACGACGGGGCTCATATAGAAGTTTCTAACGAGCTTGATGATGAGATCCCATTTTAATTTGGGCGCAGAAAACGGCCTGGGGAGTCGTTTAGTTTCAACAGGACCGAGTGGTTGCCCGACGTTCTCCTTAGCCGCTCAGTCCATCCCCTAGGATTAAAAAATGAACATGATCCCAAAGACCGAATTTAAAAGGATGCCGCGTTATTTGGAATATATCCGAACCCTACCGTGTGTCATTTGCAAGACCACTTATGACATTCAGGCGGCTCATGTCCGTTACATCGCGCCTTCCGGGACCGGGATAAAACCTTCCGATCAGCATGTTTTGAGTCTCTGTCAACCCTGTCATGCAGAGCAACACAGTCGAGGCGAGGAGGTTTGGTGGAAGTCCAAGAAACTTGATCCCAAGGAAATCACGGAGGGTCTGTGGGATATTTTCAACCTGTTTGAAAACAAGGCCCAGGCATGGTCAAACGCCGTCTTATATGTGGAGGGGATAAATGAATTTTGATCCTGATAAATCAGCCGCCGAATTATCCATGCGTGGAATCGCATGGGCAGAGTTAGATGGAGCTTATAAGGCTCTCGATGATGCAACCAAGTCTATTTTATCAGGCATTGCAACGAATTTCGAGGGCAGCGAAGCTTTTAAAGAAAGAGAAGCCAGGGCGAGTGATGAATACAGATACCAGCACCTGAAGAGTTTAAGCGAAGCCAGAACCAAGGCGACAATCGCGAAGGTAAACTACGATGTCTACAAGACTTGGATTGATATGAAGCGAACTGAATTGAGTTATCAGAAAGCTGAGATGGGGATCAGATGATCCACAATTTATTATTATTGAGATTTCAACCGCGGAGTAAAATTGCCCACATCGTGCTTGATGGGGTCTGTGTCTTTTTACTTTTCACCGTCGCTTATTTCGCACTAGTGATTTTCTGATGATTAAAGTCGTTTTCATTTCGGTTCTGATTTTGACAACCAAGGTGCCGCCCGAAGGCTGGCTGCAATGGACTGAATCATACAGTGATGTTGAAATCTGTCACGAAAGAATCCGTGAAGACTTTCATCAGATAGCCTCTGCGGTAAAGGGATACCTGGGAAAGAAATTCGTATCGGTTCTGGAAATGAGGTGCATGACTTACGACCAGGCAGTGAAACTTAACTCGGAGTTAGGACATTGAGAAATTACAAATTTACACTTGGATATATTGTTTTGATTGTTTTGGTAAACTGGGGTTTCACCGTTGTTCCTCTAGTTCCAATTTTGGGCGAGATGTTTCCACCCATGTCGCTTGTTGTTGGGTTAATCTTTGTTGCCCGCGATTTTGCCCAGCGTGAAATTCAGCACAAAGTCATCATAGCAATGCTGGTTGCCGCTGCCTTGTCTTATATTATGGCATCCCCTTTTGTAGCCGCTGCCTCATTGGCGGCGTTCCTGGTATCTGAGTTTGCAGACTGGGGAGTCTACACCTGGACTAAGAAGCCTTTCGCAGAGCGGGTTCTGATTTCGAGTGCGGTCAGCACACCAATTGATAGCGCAGTTTTTCTTGGGATGATTGGACACTTTAGTTTGACTGGGGTCATCTTGATGACCGTTGCCAAAATGATTGGGGCGTTGATTGTATGGAAAATGGTCCGCGAATGATCCATTACCACGGTACACCTATGACGCCTAGGTCTGAATTGTGGGGCATGGCGGGAAAACACTTTTGTGTTTCCTATGGCGATCCACGTGATGCTGATGTGTGCTTACGCATAGGTCAGAGCGTTATGTGGGACAACGGGGCCTTCAGTCTTTTTACCAAAGGTATACCGACGCAGTGGGAAAAGTTCTACGCTTGGGTGGAACCGCGTCTAGGTCATCCTCACTGGGCTGCAGTTCCAGATGTCATTGATGGTGGAGAAGAAGACAATCTTTCCTTGATACATGAATGGCCGCACCGCAAAGACTGTGCGGCTGTTGTCTGGCATTTATCTGAATCCATTGACCACCTTCTCAAACTTTCAGATCTAGGCTTTGGCAAGCTGGCTTTCGGGTCAAGTGGAGACTATTGGCAAGTCGGCTCTGATCGTTGGGAAAATAGAATCGATACAGCGTTCAATGCCTTATCTAAAAACGGCCCCTTGCCTTGGTGTCATATGATGCGCGGATTGAGCCTTGGCGGAAAGCGTTGGCCATTTGCCTCTGCTGACAGCACAAATGTCGCAATAAACCATAGTTCTAATGCAGAATATATGGCACGGCAAATAGACTCAAGCCAGTGTCCCGTCGATTGGGATGTGAAGCCAGTCCAACAGGATTTAGTCGCATGATCTACCCGAATTTCAGAGACGTGGAAGGCGAGTTGTTCCTTGTTTTAAATAAGCCTGACGGGGAAGAGGTTCTCCATGAGAGACTTAGCGCGGGAGAAGCCTGGAGGCTGGTCTGGCAATTATTAGAGTATCTGAGGAGATAATGGCTTTTACCATCCCACAGGTTTGTGAAAAATTAGGCTATTCACGTCAGACCGTTTATCATTTAATCTCGACTGGCCAGTTGAATGCTTGCAAGCCCATGAATGGTCATTATAGAATCTGGCCCGAACACCTGGACGAATTCAGACGCCAAACAGAATGCCGAAAAACCCACGACTCACCAGACGGCCCGGACGCCGCAACTGGTATATCCGCGTCACGGAGAGCGGCACAACACGCCACCTTTCTACACATACTCCCGAACTCGAAATAGCGGAAGAGTTTTTAAGCAACTTCAAAGCTGCATTGGAATCGCCCGCCGGTAGAACAATCGGGGAGCTTCTGGACGCACGGGTCAATGCCAGATCCCCCTATGTTGCCCGCCCAGAGGCCCTCAGGGAACACGCCACGGCCTTAAAGCGATATTGGGGCAATAAGTACCCTGAACAAGTAGAAGACCATGTGGGACTCTGTAATAACAACAGACGGCAATTGGAGGAACTGAGAGCAGCTTTAAAGTTAGCCGAGAAGCGAGGCTGGATTGATAAAGCCCCAAGGGTCGATCTTCCCCCCAAACCCTCGCCGAGAGATAAATTCCTGACTCAGGAACAGGGACAGAAACTGCTAAGATCAGCGCACATCCCGCATATAAAACTTTTCATAATGATTGCCATGACCACCGGGGCCAGGAAGGGCGCAGTCCTCGACCTTACATGGGACAGGGTGAATACGGACGAAGGAGTGATTGATTTCCACAACCCCGACAAATTTATAACCAACAAAAAGCGGGCTGTTGTTCCTATGACCAGAGAGTTAATCACGGCCTTGCGGGAAGCGCACCTCATGGCTACAACGGATTATGTAATCGAGTGGAAGGGGAAGCCAGTGAAGTCGATCAAGACAGCTTTTCAAAAAACTGCCGACCGTGCCGGGGTGCCTTGGTGCAGCCCTCATGTATTAAAACACACAGCTATTACATGGCTGGCAAAGAAGGGATCGTCCATCGAGCAGATCGCAGAGTTTACGGAAACCTCTTATGAAACAGTAAAGCGGGTTTACCGTCATGGCCGGCCAGAAACATTAGTCCAACAAGCCGAAGATTTAGGATCTATTTTGTTCCCACTGGGTACATTAGAGGAAATAGCGAAAAATTGAAAAACCCTTTAGAATTAAAGAGTTGTGGAGTGTCGCAGACTAGAAGCGTACATCGTTTGGGACGTATGGGTTCACTGTCAGATATAGTAAAAAACGGCGTAAGTCTGGGATTTCTTGTTTAGAACTGTTAAAAACAGGGTACAAAAAATGTACCCACTGGATTCAGGATAAAAATAACTGTTTCTCCAGTTCGCGCCTTCTCACCAGACCCGTTAGTATCCTCCCTCCGCCCCTGCGCCATTGCCAGAAGTTGTCCGCACAACCCTGATAATCACGCCGGTTGAGTTTCATTCTTAGGGTACTGTTTTGGAAATTACCAGATCCGATATTGAATACCAGGCTGACGAGTGCAGAGAACTGGTTGATCGTTAGAGGAACCCTAACCAGCTTCGCAACGAAATATTCAGTTTTAAGTAGGTCTCTTTTAAGTAACGTTGTCCCTTCGTCACGGGTAATATCCCGATGATTGCCGTCAAGCCGATCGCCACCAGGACCATGCAAAGAGCCAAAGCCGATAGTAAATATATGAGCGGGACAGAGATAAACAGAAGAGCTAAACCCTTCCATTGATTTAATAAGATCAACGCCGTTTTCATTTGTCTCTACTTTGCCCATTTGGACACGAGCCTTTGCCCGAACCAGAATGAAACTATCGTTGCAAAAAT